AGCTCCGCCACCACCAGTTCCACCAGTTCCACCTCCTTTTGGTCCAGGCACTGATGGAAGTCCAAAAGCTCCTCCTCCACCACCGCCACCGTAAACTCCACAGTTTGGTGCTGTTGGAAAATCTGGACTTACATCTAAACCAGCTCCTCCAGGGCCTCCTGTATTAGTATTATCTGAAGTTCCATCTGAACCAGCACCACCTGCTCCACCACCGCCACCAGATCCTACATTTGCTGAAGGTGATGTATCTCCATCACCACCTGGATTACCTTCTGGAGGTGAATAACCTCCTGCATTTCCAGTGCCTTCAGTTCCTGAATAAGTTGCTCCTCCACCTGATCCACCTGGATTTGAATCTTGTAATGGACTAGAACCTCTTCCCGATCCACCACCACCAGTGCTTGATTGACAAGCAAAACTTGAATTACTTCCATTACCTCCAGCTGGAACACAATTATTATTAGCAGCTCCACCTGCTCCAACTGTAGCTGTATAGGGTGTTCCCCCATTAACATTTATTTGAATATTTCTAACACCTCCTGCACCACCACCGCCTGATCCTACATTGCCTGGATTAACATCACCAGCTCCACCACCTCCTGCAACAATAGCAGCTTGAACAACTCTAGTTCCTGGTTGTGTTGTGATTGCTCCCGTAGAAGTTTTAACTGTAACAGTGCATTTTCCAAACGAAGTTTTATTCGTTTTTCCAATTACTCCGCCGTTTGATGTTCCGCCGCCTCTAGGCATTTAAGTGTCCTCCTATTCGGACACCCAAGCTGTGCCATTCCAATTGTATTTGGTAGGTGTTTCCGATTCGTCGTTTGATTTAACTGCTTCCCAACCTTTAGTGTTGTCAGCTTGATATTTTGCATCGTTCCAAGAAATAACATAACTCCAAACAGATGGATCTGCTTCGTCATCAGTTATTGATGGAAATGCAATTGGACATTGCCAATCATCATTATCATCTAGTGACCATGATAGATAAGGTTGTCTTGATATAAATTTATCTTTTGCAGAATCATAAACCATTCCGATTCCTGCATATTGTTTTCTAAAATTATTATTATAAGAAGTTTGTTTCCAAATCCCACCTTTGAAAAAATTAGTGCACCAGTTTTCTCCATCAACATGCATATCATTTTCTCCTAAAGTTGTACCATTTGCAGGAATATCATTTCCTACAACTACAACTCTTTGTACTACTTGATGTGAATCTGACGTAAATCCCGTAGGATCTGTCATTGCTTTTAATTCTGCAAAATGTGCCATATTTTTACTCCTTAAACTTTATATTTATATTTTAATTTTAACTTACTGTCAACGTTCCTGAAACTGTAAATGTAGCTATTTTATCTCCACCAGGATGCGTAGATGTTGCATTGGTACAAGGGGTTACTGCAAATGTAAGGGCACTTGGACCTCTAACAATAACAATACCTGAACCACCTGCTCCAGAGTTATTATTTCCACCAGCTCCACCACCACCTCCAGTGTTAGCTGTTGCAGCACATGCTGCTGCTCCACCACCGTATGGTTTTCCTGGAGTTCCACCACCAGCTCCACCTGTTCCTGATGTTCCACTATTTGCACTTCCACCTCCACCACCAGCATATGTTGTGCATGATCCATTAATATTATTTGGTGCTCCAGCTCCACCATTTCCACCACAGTTAGGCACTCCATTAGCTCCTGCCGCAGTAGCTCCACCTCCACCTCCACCACCATTAGCTGAACTACCTTGGTTTTCACTACCTCTACCACCATTATTACCTTGTGGTGGATCTGTAGGAGGAGTGTTACCTTGTCCAACAGTAGACGGAGAAGAAAAAGCATTTCCTCCAGCTGATCCTCCAGCGTTACCTGGATCACTTGAACCAGGAGGATCTCCTTGAGATCTAGCACCACCACCTCCACCTGCCGATGTAATTTGTCCTAGCACTGAAGGATTACCAGCATTACCATCTGAACTAGTTGAACATTGAGCTGCTCCACCACCTCCAACTGTTACAGTATGAGTTCCTGCAGTTAATTTTAGTGAATTACCTCTTAAAGCACATGGTCCATATCCTGATGCACGATAACCTCCTGCACCTCCACCTCCTACACCAGCAAATCTAGCTCCAGATGCACCACCAGCGACTACTAAATAGTCTACTGTAACTAAACGTGAAGGCCATGTACCATTACTAACCGAATCAAATTGTTCGGACATTGACCAAACTCCTGATGCTTTACATAATTCTTTTACAATAACGACTCCTGATCCACCACCATATCCAGGTGAACAAGACCATTTTCCGCCACCACCGCCTCCAGTGTTAGCACATCCAGCAGATCCTGCTTGAACAGGAGATTGTCTTCCTCCATCTCCTCCACCACCAGATCCACCAGATCCTTTTGTATTTTGATAAATTGCTGCTCCACCACCGCCACCTCTTGTAACAGAAGAACCTGTAATAGAACTTGCTAAACCTGCACCACCATTACCAGCAGTAGATGTTCCTGATCCATTTCCTCCAACGGCACTAGCACCACCGCCTCCACCACCACCATTGGACCCACCAGGTCCACTAGCTGCTCCACCATTATAACCTTGATTTGCAGTTCCACAACCAACACCAAAAGGATAACTTTGACCACCAGATCCACCACCAGATCCTCCATCAGTTGCTGCATGTCCAGGTGAAGTACCTCCACCACCTCCACCACCACCTGTAGATGATACGGCAGTCATACCACCACCAGAAAGAGAAGAAGTGCTACCTTGAGTTCCAGCACAATTACCTGTTGTCTGCGCTGCACCACCTGCACCAACTGTTGCACATAAAATTGCACCAGCTGCTATTTTTACACTTGATTCGTTAGATGCTCCACCACCAGAATCTTCACCAGAAACAGAATTTCTATAACCACCAGCTCCACCACCACCTGAACCTCCAGCTAAACCACCTCCACCACCACCTGCAATAACAAGATAGTCAATAAGAGTAGTTCCTGGTTGTGTAGAAATTGTACCCGTTGATTTTTTTTCTGTAACGGTTTGTTTACCGAAAGACGCTTTGTTGACTGGTCCTATGATTCCGCCATTTGCCATAGCTTATAAAACCTCCTACGCGTCGTCTATCGATTCATATGATATGAAAAGTTCCAAATCAGATGCAGCATTTGCTCCACCTTTTAGAATATCTGTTTCCATTAAATAGATTGGAGTATCAAGTATAACTAACGTTGAGTCAGCTGGCACTGATACTGTTTTTGCAATATGAAAAGTTCCAGATGTATCAAAGTTGTCAACACCATCTGGAGTGAAGTTTGATTTTGTAACGGATAAAGTTAAGTCTGCTGCATTCGTTCCGTCTACGTTTGCACATGTGATTCTATTTATTTTTACAACTTTGTTTGATGCTACAGTCATTAAAGTTGTAGTTGTAGTAGCAGATAAAGCAAATCCTACCGATTCACCTTTGATACTAGTTACTGATACTATATTTGGGTTTGCCATAATTTACTCCTTTTAACCGAAAACTATCGCCATTGCAATAGCTTTTCCTGTTGATACACCACTAACTTCTGCAAAAGATAGTTGTCCAACTGCTGTTGTACCAGATCCTGTGATACTGTCTACCTTTAAAAATCTATCTGCTGTCACGTTTCCAGTGGGGAATTTTAGTGTATAGCTCTGTGCAGCGCTATGTGGAGGTGACTGTAATTGAATCCCGTGGGTGTTGTTTTCACAATTAAGTTGCACAGTTCCTGGGTTTGTAGCACCCATAATTTCAATATTACCAGTTCCTTTTGGTCTTAATTTTAAATCAACGTTTGAATCATCCCCAACTGCACCTACTTGAGGTCCCGCGCCTGTTGCAGCGTTAGTTACATCAATATGGTTTACTGCAGATCCAGTTGTTTCAAAAATTAGTTGTTCTGCTCCATTTTCATCTCTGATACCATGAGCATCATCGAAGTCTATCATGAAAGAGTTTGTATCTAAGTTACCACCTAATTGTGGTGATGTATCATCAACAACATCTCCTCCAAATTCTTGCATAGTGATATTTGGATTTGTGCCATCATCAGCTTTTGCATATGCAATTACAGTTTTACCGTTTGGTACTGCAGCTGAAGTTCCTGTACCTGTAGCATATTTAAATGTTACAACTTGAGAACCTGATGTTGCATTTTTTAAAATGTAAAAATTTTGTACATCAAGAGGAATTGTTACGTTTCTCGCTCCTGTTAATGTTCCTGTAAATTCTATAACTCTATGTGAAAGAGTTGCTCCTGTTGAACCATCTGAAACAGATAATGTTGTATCTCCTGAATCCGATACTGCCTGAGTAGTATAACCACCAGCTACTTGTTCAATAATTTGTAAATTAGTATTAGTTTTGGTACCCCATGTACCAGCGTTTTCACCGGTTGCTTGAAGTTCTATACCGAGAGGTGTATATGTTGATGCCATAAATTTTATCTCCTATGCTGCTACATCAGTATAACTGTTATTTGTTCCTGTTGCAACATCAGAATAACTATTATTTGTCCCTGTAGGTACATTACTATAGCTATTATTTTGACCAGTGTCAACATCGCCATAAGCAAAAATGTTTACAGTTCCAACACTAAAGGTTGCAGACAAACCGTCTAATCCTGCGACCATGTCCGGTATAGCAGGTAATGTTCCTATTGTAAAGGAAGCAGATACACCTGTTAAACCTAGTGTCATATCATTAGGATCTAATGCACCAACACTAGAAGTCATGCTGACACCAGTAGGAGAAGCAACAGCACTACCTAATCCTACAATAGTTCCTAAAGTAAATTCAGCAGAAACACCTGATAATATTGCGGTGTTGTTTGGTACATTTGCACTACCTAAAGATGAAGTTAAAGAAAATCCAGTTACATCAACTTGATTATTAGAAAAAGCAATTGCAGTTCCTTGACTTAAAGTCATGGACTGACCAGATACAATCGCTGTTGCGTTTGGTATTGTAACTGTTCCTTGACTTAAAGTTAAATCAAGTCCTGTTAAACCTACAACTTGATCATCGACAGAAACAGAACCTATTGAAAAAGAAGCAGAGACACCTGACATTGAAACGTTAGCATCTGATTCAACTGCCAATGATCCAACATTAAATGATGATGAAACACCTGATGGTTCTACAACTGCTGAACCAGTCACTGATACAGAACCTACGCTAGATGAAAATTCTATACCACTGATATCAAAATTAGGACTTAAACCAATTGTAATTGCAAACTCACCCCAAGCACCTTGACCATAGGTATTATTACCCCAGCCTTCTATACCCATGTTTGAAGTTATTTCTTGACCTGTTAAAGAAACAGTTACATCATTAAGATCTCCCCAAGACTGTTCATTCCAAGTCTTGGCTCCCCAACCCTCTGCAAATTTTTGATTTTCATTCCAATTAGCTTGGCCCCAGGTGAACCTGCCCCATCCTGAAGATACCGACATAGTCGACCTCCTATGCTAATCTGATTATTGCTGCTGTCGCGTCGTTTGTAGGAAACTCAATTTTAAAAGTTCCATTACTTGCTGTTTTGTCACCACCAAAAGCTATGATTGCAACGGCATCAGTTGTTCCTGATCCACCAGCTGTTGTAGTGTTATAAATCATTGCACCGTTTGCTGTGAAAGATGCAGATGTATAAGTTACGTCACCGAAATCTGTAAATGCAGTTGTGCTAGTTAAACCAACTCCTGATCTTGTTAGAGTTGCACCACCTGCTGTATAAGCAGTTCCTGATGTATTTGTAATTTCGTTTGAAGTTGAATAATCTGTTGTAGATGCACCTAAAGATGCAGAGCTAGTAAATAAAGCTAATTTAAAAGTATGTCCACCTGATGAACTAAAATTGTGTTTACCTTGTAAAAGTTCTTGTTTAAAACTTGAACATATCGCTGATGTAATTGCCATAATTTATCTCCTATGGGTTTGCTGAGGTTACTGGAATACGAACAGCGCCATCTGTGTAGTCATCTCTTCGTCTTCTACCAACTTGCTCGTTAGCAAACTTCTGTACTTCTTGTTTATATTTATTTTCGTAAAGTGTCAACATATCTATTGGACCTTTTAAAAAGCCATATGCCTCTGATAGACAGCAATATAAAAGTCCATTTGGAAAATTAAGACTGATATAATTAGTATTATCACCCTCTAAAAGACCAGGCATTTTGTTAAAATGTATTCTAGCTAAATAATTAGTATTAGGTGTAGGAGCTAAAAATATTCTACCTGATGTCGTATCTGTGTTTCCAGTTGCACCTCCAAAAGAAGCATAATATTTTGGTTTACCTTGTGCTGCGGATGTTCCTGTTATATCTTGATATTCTTGTAAATAACTCATGTCCTTTTTTTCTAAAAAAGTATTTGCACCAGTTATAACTGAATTAGAATCATATACTTGAATGGCTCTAATAAATAAACATCCTGCAGGAGCGTTGATAGTTTCTTGACCTGGAACTAAATTAATTGTTTGTTGTTTTCTATCAGCATCAATAGGAACATCTCTCATTATTCTATATTGAGCATTTAAAATAATATTCTCTAAAACAGAATCTGATAAAACATTAGAATCTGTTTCTGTGTAACTTTTAATTTGTGTTTTTAATCCTGATGCACTTATCCCTGACATTAAATAACTCCTGCTTGTCTTAATTCTCTACAAACCGGACAGCTTTTTCTATAGTATATGTGTTTACTACAAGGATCTGGTTTAGGTTTTACTTCCTCATACAAAACAACATGTGGATCTTGTTTCTCAGGTTTAAATATATTTTTAATTTTATTCCAAATATAACTTATCATAATATACCTCTTATCATTGGACTAACATAAATGTTTTCTCCACCACCTGTTATATTACCAACTGCGTTATAAGGCAAGGTAACAGTGAAGCCTGTATTAACTGTTTTTGTAGCTGGCATAGCCCCAGTTTGTTCAGTTCTTGTTGTTACAGATTGTATTTCTAAACCTGGAAAAACAGTCACTGCAGTGTGTGCTGTAGCGTCTGTGCTATCAGGTGTCTCTCCTCTAAAAGGTGCATTTGTACCTCTTGTTAAACCTGTTAATGTTTGTCCTCCAGATTTACCTGTATATTTAATAACTTCTCTTTGAACAACAGGGACATAATCAGGACTCGTTGCACTAGGTGAAGTTGAACTTTGTACAAAATAAAAACCTGTTGCAGGAAAATTAGTATTACTATCAAATGTAGCTGTTGTTGCTGAAGCTGTAATTGCATCAGCTATTGCAAATATTGGAAAAAGATTTGATCCTAAATTAAAACTTTCTGTAGGATCATTACTAGCTGGATTATAAAACAAAACAAAATCTCCAACCTCTAAAGTGTGATTAAGTAAACTAACAGTTAAAGTTGCACTACCATTGGTAACTGTAAAAGGATTTTTTGGTAAAAGAATTGCAGTTGGTGGTTCACTTCTATCTGATCGAACATGTCTTATAGAAACACCATCAGCAGCCATTGGCTTTGGTTCTAATTGTGGTTGCTTTGGTTCAAACTCTGATACATGAACAAACGAACCATTCCATTCTCTAACCATTTCTTTATATGGAAACTCCATACCAGATCTGTCTGATATTGCTTTTGCGTATTTACCTGTAGCGTA